ATTTTTTAAGTTCAACAAACTTTCTCCTCGATTTAGAAAATTGTTTCATTGGGGACTTAAAGATTATCTCATCTTTAGTTCCAGTCTTGATGTATCCAACTAAGTGTCCAGCATCATTGACCATGTAAGTGTGATTGGATACTTCCCAATCTGTAATCTCTTTAAGATATTTCATTAAGCAACCAACCTTGTGTATGGTTCATAACAACCACTCACACCGATTGCAGAGTTATCACAACCTCTTCCGTCCATCCATATCTCTAAGTTAATTGCATCATAACAATCTGAAGAGAATGTCTCACCCAAGAATGTAGTGTCTAGATTACACTCATACATATCTTTATGATTAGTCTTACTAATAGGTTTCACTGATAGATATCCATCAGTAACTTCTTTGATTATAGCAGTGGTTGTTATACCATCTACAGTGTACTTACAGGTATCATACCCAACTTCTATGTAACTCGTGTCTAACATTAAATAGACCTCGCTTCTTTTCTAAGTTCAAATAGTTTCGCAATGAAACCATTTGCACCACCAGTAGGACTTGGTACTTCTGCAATACCAAATTCACTTTCGATTGCAAAAATTACATTCCAAATATCCTTATCTGCCATAGATAGAATATCTGCCATAATTTCGTGATTAGTAGTGTTTGTCATAATATCTCCTTTTTTCATTATATACATAGTATACCAAAAAGTGAGACGCATTGTCAACTTTTAGAGGGGTTTTTTTGTGATTATTTGGCCCACCCGACAGGACTTGAACCTGTAACCTATGGTTTAGAAGACCATTGCTCTATCCAGTTGAGCTACGAGTGGGTTGTTTGTTTGATACTAAGATTGTCTTGTTCTAAATCTCTTACTGGAACGGGATGGAGTATATTAGAAAAATCTGTAGTAAACCATGTGGATATGGTTCGTCTAGAACCACGTCTTACTTTATTTACCCCATGGTGTAGGTAAATTCCTTGAAACAGTAGACCACTTCCTTCTACTGGTGTAAACTCTTGTTTTAGTTCGGGGAAATAGGTTTCTCCACCTTTAAAATCATCATTTAAGAATAGGATTAATGTCCACTCTCGTGAAGGATGTTCTGCAAGTCTATCTTTCTCTTCTTCTGTAGTTCTTTCATCTAACTCATACCTAGAATAAGTGTCTAAGTGTGGTGGTTGAATACCACCTATCGGCCACTCTGTTATGGATGACATTTCGGGATACACTACTTGGTCGGTTTCCTTACGGATTTCTCCAATGACTTGTGAGTCTACTTTGACGAATAGGTCTCGAATTAATGGATTATGAATGTGCATTCGATTGATTGCACGATAATCGGTATTATCCCCTATAGTTCTAAGCTGATGATGACTCTTGTACCACTGGACTAGTGTCTGACACTCCATCGGTGTCAACATTTGTGGTATCATCTTTGGACTGCATGCTTTGGATATATTTTGCAAGTGCTTGTCGTTTTTCATATTCTATTCTCTTTGCACGTTCTTTGGGACGTGACTTTAATGCTCTATCTAACTTCAATCTAGATGCACGTTGTAAAAATACTATTCCGTTTAGATGGTCAATCTCATGTTGAGCACATCTTGCTCCGAGTCCATCAAGTGTTATTATGTGTTCTTTACCTTCACTATCATTGTATTTCATTTCAATAACTTTGGAACGTTTTATCATAAGGTATATATCGGGGAAAGATAAACAACCTTCTTTGAGTAAATCAGTTTCTTGTGATACTTTTGTTAGTTCGGGATTGAAGAAACACACTGCACCATCTTGGGTTCTCATTACAAAACATCTGACATCTAATCCAACTTGGTTTGCACTAAGTCCTATCCCACCAAAGTTCTCCATTGCATTTGCAAGTTGTTCTTCTACTTCTTTTGGGTCTTGGGATGGGTTTTCAAAATCAAATTTAAGGGGTGGAGTCCTTAAGACCTTGGAGGCCTCTTCTACCAATTCATACATAATTAATCCGTTAGTGGTATTATTCCACCAGTTTTTGTTATCTTAACTTTACCTATTTCAACACCAAAGAAGTTCATTAGAGCTTTGACTGCTTGTTTACCTAGTTTGTAGATGTACTGAAAAACTTTCTTAATTCTATCTAAGATGTTCTTCATTGCATTACTAACTTTGGTCACAACATTCATAGACACATCTTTAACTTTACCTGCTAATTTGTTGAATATTGCAAACTCATCTAGTTGTTGCATGTCTTCTGTAAGTAATCCTTCTTTGTTTATCTCTTCCATAATTATACTACGGAAAGTATCATCTGCATAGGAGTTTTGTAAAGATTGTACTTTTAATTTCTTTGTTCTCATTGAAAGGTATGGTTTGGAACCTTTTCCACCACCACTCTTGAATGAGACATAAAAGTCATTACCCTTTGCAAGTTTCATTCCTGCTCCTTCAGCAGAATCTAGTTTTAGTGTATCTGTTATCGAACCAGTGTCTTTAAACACTACTACTAAGTTTGCAACTGCTTTGGGTGAAGGTGCAAATTTACTTCTACCTGTTGCAGCTTCAAATGCAACGTGAGATTTGAATGGTAGTGACTTAAATATGTTATCTAGTTCTGCATTAATTTCTTTTGCATTTAGTTGTGCATCATCCAATTCTTTAATTCGGTCTAGTTCTTGTGAAGTAAGATTAGATTTACCTCTCAGTTTGTTTATTGAATCTACTGTTCCCTTCTCCGTAAGTGTAACCATCTTCTCTTCTAAGGTATTCATTACTTTTTTGATTACAACTTTTCCTGCTTTGGTTTCACCAAAATTTTCTTGTGCAGCTTTAAAGGTTGCAAGAACTTCTTCTTTCTTACCCGACATCAATTGAGAGTTTCCATGTTTCTTAAGAGATATATGGGTTCCCCCATCAATCAAATCCGTTTTAGGTGTTTTGTTTGGTGCATTCCATGTGGGTGAAGTTTTTGCTGTTGAAGAACCTAATTGTTTAAGACTCTTAACTTTTAATTTGGATATAAACTCTTGGCCAAGTTTCATAGCAGGTATTTCATGGTCTCCCCAATACTTCTCTGCACGTTCCCATTCTTCACCAGTGTTCCACTTAAGACCATTGATTTTGTTTACTGCAACTGCAATAATAGCTTCCCAGTCTTCTCCACTAGGTTTCTTACCACCTTCACCAATAGACAAACCATTCATGTCTTTACTGACTTTAGAAATTGTACTGATACCCCAATTAGTTTTGATATGACTTCTGATTGGTGTTACGTCCAATTCTCTTTCATCATCTACTGACATTAATTGTTTTAGTGCGGGGTCGTCTTTAGATAGTCTTCCTAATTTACCACCATCTTCAAGTTCCAATTCACCTTTTAGAGCCTTATCATTGAATTTCTTCTTGTTATCTCTTTTATAGATGTCTTGGAAATCTGCCGCCATAGGAGTTTCTACGAGATGTTCTTTAAATGATTTCATATTACTATTTATCTATTCTGCAAGTCGAGAGAACGATTTATATTTTTCAAATCGTAAAACATTCTCGAACTTGTCATAGAGTGCATCCCCTTTATGTGATATAATGAATGCATTAGTCTTCTCTGTAAGTGTATAGAGAAGTTTAAAGAAGTCGTCTGTTCCAGCAGTATCAAGTGATGAATCAAATACTTCGTCTAATATCAATAGGTTAGTGTTAACACTGTTCTTCATTCTTGCAACACTTCTCCATGTGAATAGTAGTGCAAGGTCGATTCTCATCTTCTCACCTTGAGAGAAGTTATCGTATTTAAATACGTCTCTGAACCTTGACTTGATGGTTTCCTCGAAGGCCTCATTGAGTTCAAACCCAACATAGAATTCAAGTTGTGCAAGATACTTGTTGATTAGTTTGTTCATGATTGGAACATACTGTTTGATAATCTTTTGTTTGACACCTTGGTCTCTTAGTAACATCTGACCTAGTTCAAAATAGTGTGTTTGTGATGTTAGGTTTTCTGCTCTAGAATGTAAGATATCTAGTTTCTCTTCACTGTCTTCTATCTTACTTTGAGTATCACCATTACCACTTATCTCAATCTTCAAATCATCAATCTCTTTCTGAATCTTTGTAATAAACTTCTGATTAGATAACACTTCAGTTTGTAGTATACCAACTTCTTTTTGAATAGTGTTTATGTTGTCTTGAACTCCATCGATTCGTTGGATTTCTCTGTTGAGTTCTTCAACTTGTTCTTCAAGTGTAGAAACTGCCGTCTTGATTTCTGTAACTTTGTCCTGTTTTTCCTCAATGTGTTTTTTCTTATGTTCTTCATCTAATCCTTGTTTACATGTGGGACAATCATCATTGGTCTCATAGAATTTAATTTCCTTAATTGCTTTTCTTTTAGCATCCTCAAGTTTAGCTTCCATGTCAACTGTTTGTTTGAGTCTAGTTTCTGTTTTATCTTTATCTGAGATAGTGGATTTTTTCTCCACCACATTTTCCGTCTTTTCATTTATGGTCTCCATGAGATTTGTGATATTAGTTTGAGTTTCTTCTACAGTGTTTTCAAACTTAGAGATTTTCTTTTCTCTATTTTCACGGAGTGCATTAAGTTGAGAGTTCAAACCACTGATACGTTCTTCCATAATTTGTATTTCATGTTTATTCTCTCTAACCTCAATCACATGGTTAGAAATCTTCTTCTTTAATATGTCTGACATAGTTGAGAAGATTGATATATCCAATAGGTCTTCTACAAGTCTACGTCTCTCTGCAGTCTTTAACTGCATGAAAGGTGTAAAGTTTGCTGACCCAAGGATACAGACTTGAGTAAAGGAACGGAAACTCATTTTGAGTATGTTCTTTTCTAAGTGTTCTTGATAGTCTCTGACTGTTGCATCTTGATTGACGAACACATCATTAACATATATTTCGAATTTGTTTGGTTTTGCACCACGCATGATTTTGTATTGTTTCTTACCAATAGAGAACTCAATCTCAACGACTAGTTCTTTCTCGTTCATACTATTGACTAGTAGTTCTTTCTTAAGGTTTCTGAACCCACGTCCATATAATCCGAAACATAATGCATCGAGAAGTGTGGACTTACCAGCACCATTCTCCCCTAAAATAAGGGTGGTGTTATGTGAGTCTAATTGAATTTCAGTAAATTTGTTTCCACTGGATAAGAGATTTCTATATCTTACTTTCTTAAATATTATCATAAAAAGGAATGTTCATCTAAGGCTTCATTGTATAGTGTGGTCATTAATTCGTTGAGTGGTTTCTTCTTGCCTTGGATATCTAAACCATCCACATACTTTGATAGAATAGTTAGAGTGTCTTCTATATCTTCTATCTCATCGTCTCCTAACACATCCATGTGTTTATGGTCGTCTACTACTGATAAATGTATCGGTGCATTTGCATGTATCTTATCTAAGAATGTATCAAACCAATATGGGTTGTCTTTGTTCACTACTATCACTTTTACAAACTTCTTGGTTACATTACTGTAATCTGCATTTGCAATTGATTCGAATGTTTCTTTAGTATCATCATAGAATACTTTCTCAAACATTTCTATTGGATTTAAGACTGGTGTTAACTCTTGTGTATCGGTATCAAAGATATGGAAGTATTTGTTATCTCCATAATCTGACCATGTGAATTGCATTTGACTTCCAAGATATCGGATGTTTGCAAACTCTGATTTCTGATGGAAGTGACCACTCAATACTTTGTCAAATCTCTTAACATAGGAATGGTCGAACCCGTGTTGACATGTCATGCCTGGCATCATCAATGCACCTTCAAATTCAAAGTGACCCATACACCATGATGCATTTGCACTTCTAAGGAACTCAACTGAATCTGCATAGTTTTCGGGATTAATCCACGGAACTAATGCAACATTAAAACCATCGAACTCTTTTACTTCGGGTTCTGCAATAACGTTTACATTTGGTTGATTGTATAAAAGTAACTCGGGTGCATTCACTTCATTTGTTGACTTATAATAAGTGTCATGATTACCTAGGATTAAATCCATAGTAAACCCCTTCTCTGTCATAGGTTCTATGAAGTGTTTTATATTTGCTTTCATAGTTGCAAAGTTAATATACTTTCTTCTATCAAAGTAATCACCTAGGTGAACTATATGTGTAATATCATTCTCTTCCATATATGGAAAGAATACTTCATTGTAAAAACGTCCTTGATATTCGGACATCTCGACCATATCAGAACGTACCCCAGCATGGGTATCGTTTAGGATTGCAAACTTCATTCTTTAGTGAATTTCTCTAAGTTAGTTTTTGTATTTTCTTTTGGTTTTCTTTTGGATTTACGAGGTTCGTATTCAACACGATTCATGTTCTCTTGCATCCACTCTACATTTGTATTTGTAAGTGATGAATCATGTTGTCCATCTATTGTTGTGAAAGCATCCATGGTGATACCTGTGGCATCGGTTGCTTGTTGTTTGATGTAGACTTGTTTCTTCTCTTTCTGAATCCTTCTTAAGAAAGCGTAATAACAAATCTGAGTGACATATGCAAATGCATTGTTTGATTTTTCTCTATTAAAGTTACCTATGTATTGGATACAATTCTCGATTGCATCACAAATCATTTCGTCTCGGTAAGTGTAATTGATAAAGTTTGGTCTAGTCGATAAACGAGTAGCAATTTTGTAAATACATTCCCCAATGTATTCCGTCATTCTAGGAGTTTCCTTTCCTTCTGCAATTGACTTCTTGACTGACTTATTGAAGTCGTCTACAGCTGCAGTAAACTCTTTATTGTTGACGTAATGTTCTGCTTTTTTAGGGTCTTTTTTAGTAGTCATACCTCTATTATACTGATTAAATGGGGATTGACAAGGGGTTTTTTCATATTTATTTATTTTAAAGTATTTATAAAAAGTCCCTAGACAACTGGGAAAAGTATGATAAAATGAATATGTCCCAAGGGGGATATACTATAATAAGGGATTAAGTGTAGGAAACTACTCTACTCTTATTAGGACTACTGATTGCACGACTCATTCTATCGATATCTCCAACGGCAAGTTCAAACATGCACCATCCTAAAACTGTATATATTATATAGTGTTTCATAATCTGTCCAATCCTACGTTGATTAACCAAAAGGACAACAGCATAAAACCGAAAACGAGGACTTGCACGACTGACATTACTGCAATCTGTTTCATTGGATGAACCTCTTCTATTCTCTCTAAAACAGACTCATCAGGTGAAAGATTTACAACCTGTAGTATTTTCTTTTGAGTATCGGGTTTTGTAAACCAAGGAACGTACATTACTTTAACTCCACCTCTATAAACTTACCAATCATATTGATTTGTGCATCACTTAACATTCCTGCTTGAGACCACATAGTAGAAGACATGTTACCGACTGTTTCTCTATTCTTATATGCATTAAGTCTACCAACAATATAGTCTTGTGACTGACCAGCTAGTTTAGGGAAGACTGCCATACCTTGACCTTCTGCACCATGACAAGCTGCACAACCTGCCCATAGACCTCTGATATCACTAAACTCATCTGTACTTGCAAGTTCTTTCTTTCTCTGTTCCATCTCAGCAGGTGTTCCGTTCAATGCAACATAGTCAACATAACACTGACCAGTGCAAGATGTGTGACTAGGTACTCCTCTGTATTCGAGTCCGTTATATGCAAATGCAATAGTCGTAACCATTGCAATACAGATTGTAAAAATGTACCCTTTCATATTATATTCCTGTAATTGAAAATACTGAAATTATAAAGATACCCATCAACGTGGATATCTCTAAAGTTTCTCTAAGTTTTTGTAAGTTCATGGTTAGTATCCTTTTACGGATAATGCCATCACTATAAATGGTAGTAAGAATGGAAGAGTCATCAGCACTAGAAATTCGATAGTGTCAACTAATTTTCGTTTTTGAGGACGAATGACATGGTTGACTTCTCTAGCTTTTCGTACCATGCTCTTCGCAAAATAAGTTGCTGTGGTCATGGTTTTCCTAAAGTTAAGTTATAAGTAAAATGTATAATCAGTTATAAGTACACTGAGTCTACGCACTTATTTAGTAAGATTGGAAACCTAAGAATTAATGAATAACTTTTTTTTCTTTGGATTCTTGAAATGCTTCAAACTCTTCTAACATGTCAAGTTCTTCATCCGTGATATCCCCACCAGTTGCATCTATGACTTGTTGTAATGCATCATCAACAAAACCCTTTGCAAGTTTTCTACTATGAGAATGTAAATCATTAGTCAATGGAATAGTTCCCGTCTCTACCATGTTCAACCACTTAGACGAAGCTTCGTCATAGAACGGAATGAATTGTTCATTCATAACACTTCTATGCATAACATCATTTGGTGCAATCAATAAGACTGGGTCTGAAGATAGGGGTGCATACGGATAGAATGTTGCAAGGGTTGAATTACCACCAGTGATTGATAATTGACATATCATAGGTAGGGTTACCTGTAATCCTTTAGGTGTTTCTCTGACCATTCCGACAAGTTCAGTACCAGTTCTAAGTTTTACAACTTCGTATTGTCTTGGTGTTAAATCTTGTGGTCTTGTCATTTTAAATCAAATTGCCTTATCTCGTATGTAAAGTTTTCTTCGTTGTATATATTTATACGTTCTTTGAGGTGGTTGAGAGTATGATTATTGCATTGTAAGTCATCTGATATATCAAATAATTTCATCGATGTTTTACCATCTGCTTTTCTTAGACCTCTACCTATAGACTGTAGGTTTCTAATTCTTGATTTTGAGGGTGATGCAAAGACTACATTATCAATCTTCTTTATATTAACACCAGTAGAGAAGGTTCCGTATGACGCTAGTATGACATTATCATTTGACTTCTCAACCAACTCTCTAACTTCTTCTCTATCTGTCACATCAGTTCCACCATAAACATAGTGCAACTTATCTTCTAATCTCTTAAACATTTTACCATGCAATACTGTTCCGTGTTTCTCTACATATTGGAATAGTACTAGAGTGTTACCTTTAAGGGAATACACTAAGTTGCATATAAACTCATTCCTACTATCACTTGATACGAGGTAATCCATCTCATCTTGGTAGGTCATTTTCTTCATTTTAGTATGACGAAGTATGACACAATCAATATTTAAATTTGCAATAGTTCCTTCGTCCATTAACTCCTTTGTGGTTATGACCTTTTTGACTGGGCCGAACAACCCTTCTAGTTGTAGTCTATGAACCTCTGAACCATCTAAGGTTCCTGTAGTTCCTATACGGATTGCAGTCGTCTTCATCTTTTCAAGTATACCTTTCAGTACATTTGCTTTGAATAGATGAGCTTCATCTCCTACGACTACGTCAAATCCTTGTAGGACTTCTTTAGGTGCTTTAGCAAAACTTTGCCATGTTGATATCGTAATGTCAGCAGGAAATACAGGTTGACCACTATAAATTTTACACACATCTTTATCATATCCATATTCTTCAAAATCCTTTGTCATCTGTTCTACTAACGATGTAGTAGGAACAATAATTATTGTTTTCTTATCATAGTATCTTGCAAGTAAATAAATGATAAGAGACTTACCACTTGCAGTTGGAGACAATAGTAGTTGTCTTCCATATTGAATTGTTTCATTGAGTGCATCTATCTGATAATCTCTAGGTTCAAAGGGAAGTTTTAAATCTGCTAACCAAGATTGACTGACTTTCTCTCTTGTTTTAGTTCCTAGGATATCTGTAACACCTTCAAACTCAAATCCTCTTTCTCTACAGAACTCATCTACATATGGAAGTAGTCCGATATAAATTTTGTGTGTTTTTATTGAAAAAAGATAGACCTTACCATCCCACCACTTATTCTTGTAGGAAGGCATAAACTTTGCGCCTGGTACTTTGAATGAGAAGAAGTCATGTAAGTCTTTTGCAAGACCATCATCACAATCAACGTGCATGAAGACCTCATCCACTTTTGATACTGTAACTTTCATTTATCTATAAGGATATCCACATAACCAACCAACTAATGATATTCTAGTTCCTCTTATTAAGGGTGTGACTTGGTGATGTAGAAATGATGGGAATAGGATAAGAGACCCCTTCTGTTTTGCAGAGAATGGTGCAGTGACAACAAAGTCTTCCATGTTTCTATTGTAATTACCTTTAGTAAGAGTATCCTTTGCACGTATATCTTCTATCCATTGAAAGTTTCCACCCTCATAATCATCAGGGTCGGATAGTTGAATAGTGTAACTTAACTTTCTTATCATACCATTATGTTCATATGGAGTAGGGCCTGCATCTGTATGCCATGTATAGAAATCACCCGTTACTTCTGCATCGGGTCTATGTTTGTATATGGTATACTGGTTTTTTTCTTGATATTCAAAATCAAATCCCCAACCACTTTCTGACTTTGCATATTCAACTGCACCATATAACTTATCTATTAAATGTTGTGGTAACATGTCTTCACACCATCTTACATCAGATTGTCTTATCTTACTATCGGTTCTTCCACCACTGTCTTCCCCATCGGGGTCACTCTTTTGGAAACCTACCTTTCCTTCCATAATAGGATATTGCATTGCATGTTGATGTATCTGTTCGACTTCACTATCATCAAATAACATAGGTATTGTGTAACAGTAATTGTTTAATATCATTATTGTCCTGCCATGAACTTTCTCCAATCGATTGTGTTTCTAATCGTTTGGTGTCTCCATGTAATATTTTGCATACATTCCTTTAGGAAGTCTACAGTAACTTTGAGGTACTCAATCTTTGCATTGAGGTCTTGTAAATCTTTATCTGCATTGAAGAATATTTGCATGTCATTCTTCATTATCTTAAGACCATTAAATGGGTCGGGTTCCCAACCTTTCTCTCTAACAGTCTCTTCATCCATTTTACCATTATACCACAACCACTTATCTTTAAGTAGTTCATTGTATTTGTTTTGGTATTGTTTTAGTACAAGTATCTTACTGGTTAGTAAGTCTTGGTATTTTGCATGTAGTTTAGGAACTTCAAGTGATGCATTATCTAATTCGATATCATCTATTTGACAATCTTCCGTCCACTGTTTCTTTAATTCATCTAACGTCATAATATATACCATTATACCACATATATGGGTATTTAGTAAGGGAATTTAGGAAGTACTTTCTATCTCGTAATAACTAAATCTAAAGTCAACTGTAGTAGTTACTGGTTCTGCTTCTGCACCACTCTCTAACTGTAATCCACTCAATCCTATTGGGAAACAGTCATGAAACCTAAAGTATCTATTAGGTAAGTTTTTGTTTGTATTTGTTACTAGTGTAATATCAGATGTTTGACTTGTATTATCTGTTCCACTGTATTGTTTACTTTCAGTAGATGTTGTTGATGTGTAAGTCTTATATAATGATGGGTCTCTAACGGGAACAATTGCATCCATCCAGTCATAGATTTCTTTGAAGTTTACTAGGTCTTCATCGACTAGAAACTCTACTGACATAGTTTCATAGAACACTTTGTCGCCAGGGAAAAATGCATCCAACCCAACACCTGCCGCTTGAGTTACTTCTGTAAATGTTAAGCCAGGAATATTTACTGACCTTACAAAGTATTCAACAGTAGGACACTTATCAACGATAAGTCTGAAGTTGTTCTTATTAAGAATCGATTTATTGATATCAACCATTTATTTTTAGTATCCGTTTAGACGAGGAAGTATCGAAATAATCTCCATCTCGATACTCTCTCGTTGTAGTTTCTTCACATAGATAACCATCTTTAATTAACGTTGTGATTGTCTTACGACTTAATACATTCGTTGTCTCTTCCCCATTAGGAAACGTATTTGCTTCCCATGGCCCTTCCATCACATTCACTTGTTTATTATACATAATTATCTCCGTGTACTACTATTTAGGTTACTTCTCTATTACAAACTCATTTAACTGTCTTGCAGTTTGAATGACCTCTTCACCAGTGATTTCTCTTAGTGGTAAAGGTTTCTTATCATTTGGGAAGTTTTCGTTATGCATATAGACAGCATCAACCTCTCTCTGATAATTGAGGACGATTAGACCCTCTGCTTGTGATAATAAGTCGGCTCTGATTTCGAACCCTGATTTTCCTGAATTACTCATATTTTTCTCCTGTGTGTGTATGTGTAATGTAAAGATTATTCTTTACCTTGTATTTAGGTTGACAATGTACCTAACTTTTTGGTATACTAGTAAAGTAGGAAATCGAGACGGAAGTAAGTTGGTTGTGAGAGGTTGTTCCGTATAGAAAAGGTGTTCCACACTGTTAAAGTCAATTAAGACGTGGCATATAATCGTGAGGT